ACAACGTCCAAGCGGACCATCACCCGAGGAACAAACGGCCACAATCAACACTCAACTCGAACAACTCTACGAACAATTCGAAGTCGCAGTACAAGAGGGCAAGGGCGCATCGAAGATTCAACGTGAAATATCCAAACTCGAAAACGCAAAAGCCGACTTAAAGTACGGTGCCCAAATAGAAGAACTCCGCAACTACGGCACCTATGCAATCAGCCAACTAACCGACCGCGTAGCTTCAAAGGACATGGAACTCCTGAAAATCCCCGAAGTCAAGGAAGCATACCACAACGCAATCAACTCAATGAGCGGCGACCAACGCATGAACCCCGAAGTCCTCGACACCGCTTACCGCTACGCCATCGGCCAAAACGTAGACCGGGTAATCGACTACAAGATGCAAGAGAACCTGCGCAAAGCCGAAGAGGACGCTAAGACCCAAACCCCTGCAGGCAAAACTGGCCGCACCCAAGAACCCGCAGACGACCCGAACCGCATCCCCGAACCTGCTGAAGTCCTTCCACCCGAGGCGATCAAAGCCGTAGCCGACCACCCGAAATGGCAAGGCAACTTTGACGCTTACTACAAATCTCTCGGCTACAAAAACTACGAGGACTACTGGAACAAAACAGGCAAAGCATACTTTAGAGGCGAAGAGGAGGAAGAATAATGGGCAAACAAGTAATCAACATGAACCGCGACGAACTGGTCGAAGAGTGCCGCACCCGCGGCATCAACGCCGAAGAGACGGCCTCCCGAGCCGACCTTCTCATGCGCATAAACCTATTCGACGAAGGTATGCGAGCCGCTGACCTCCCAGCTCCCGGCTACAGGCGCGACGAGGAACTTGCACGCCGCTCCGACGAACTAGCCGAACGTGCCGAGACCGAAGGTCCGGAAGTATACGCCATCGATCCCAAGGCCGTTGCACCCGACCGCGAAATCCTACACCGCTCAATCGACCAGCAAATGATCCACGTATCCCACCGCGACCCCGCTTACGAATACGCTTGGATATACTACGGTCTCAACGGTCAGATGATCTGGGCAAAGAAGGCACTCGGCTGGCGAGTAGTAACCGGCTCCGACAAAGAATGCGCCGAGTACAAAGAAGCCGACGGCACACGCCGCATCGGTGACACCCTACTCATGAAAATCCCTAAAGAACGCTACGCCGAACTCGAAGAGATGGCGCAGAAACGCCGAGACGAACAATACCTCGGCATCAAAGCACGCCTCCAAGAACTCTCCGAGAAATCTGGCATCAAGGTCCACGAAGACCTCGCCGATGTCAGCATTGGCGGACGCAGCCTTGCCGACGTTATGGAGAACAAGGCAGCCGCACGCGACGTAGCGATGCAACATATTGACAAGAAACTAAGGGATGGAGATGTCCCTGGCATACCCTCCCCCAAGAAGAAAACTTAGGAGATGCCTGTACGCCTCTAGGGTTCGTAACCCGACGTAATACATCGTAACACAACATTAACTAAGGAGGAAAATCCCGAAAATGGCTATTACAACTGGAACCAATGACGGAATCAAGTTCGAGTATATGCTCGGCGGCGGTCCTCCGCATATGGTTACTATGGAAGAAAAGTACGATAGCACCAAAGGCTGGCTCGTCGGGTGTATTCTGGACATTGACACAAGTGGTCGACTGTTCAGACACTCAGGGGTAGGCGCTAACGCTACCACTGGCGCTTTTGCTGTTGCGATGGCTCCTATGGCTTGCACAGCAGACGGAAGTGCAGAGACCGTAGCGATTATGATTACGCCGAACACCGTGTTCTCAGCTAAGGTTGCTCATTTAACGACTGGGAGTGCTGTTACACAGCCTACTCAGGTTGGCAATACCTATCAGTTGTGTTGCTCTGCAACACTCGGTACGAGTCTTAACTACTGTATAGAGCTTGCAACCACAGCCAGCGCAGGTGCCCACATCATTGGTATGAAAGACGCATCTGGTACTGCCTACGGTCGTTTGTACTTTGTATTCAATGGTACCTATCGTGCACAGAGTCCGTTCGGCATGTATACCTCTGGCTAACCCGAGCACCAAGAGAAACTGGCATCTAACTAAGGAGGAATCTAACAAATGGCTGTAACAACTAGAGGATACATCAGCGCGCTAGTAGCGCCTGATCTCCGCAAAGTTTACGTCGAAACCGGCAAGGAGCGCCCGTTAGAGTATCCTCTCTTCTTCAACGTCCAAGACATGGAATGGAACCCTGTGACCGATCAGCAGGTTTCCGGTCTTGGTACACTTCCCAGCAAAGGTGAAGGCTCACCCTTCTCTCTCGACCAAATCCTCATCGGCGGAACCAAGCAGTACACCGCCGCTGCTTTCGGTATGGCAGTCGAGATTACCTGGGAAGCCTGGAGAGACGAACTCTATGGCGTAATGCGTGAGATGGTGGCTGAACTAGCCCGCGCATCCCGCAACCGCCAAGAGGTAGACGCGTGGTACATCATGAACAACGCTTTTACCTCAACCACGGTAGCTCAACGCGGCTTCGACGGCGCACCGCTCTGCTCCACCGGCCACGTCGGTATGGACGGAGTAACCCGCGCCAACGAACCCGATACCGCAATCGGCGTCTCGCAGACCTATCTGCAAAACGCTATCATCCGCTTCGAGAACATGACTGACGACCGCAACCTGCCTCGTCTCATGGCACCTTCCATGTACCTCGTAGCCCCCAAGAACAAGTTCGCCGTCCGCGAGATCCTTGGCTCCCCGCACAAAGCGTACCGAGCCGACAACGAGATCAACGCTCTCGTCGAGGAAGACCTCAAATGGATGGTCTGTCACTACTTCACTACCGCAGACTACCACTTCCTTTGCGCAAACAAGGGCGTCCACGACATTAACTTCTTGTGGCGTGACCACCCGATCTTCGATATGTTCGATGATCCGTGGACGAAGAACGCAATCGCAACCGTCTACCAGCGCCACACCAAAGGCCACGGCACGTGGAGGGGCGTAGACGGTTCACCAGGATAAGGAGGTTAAGATATGTCAGCAAGATCAAGAGACTTAATCTCCGCTACCCTTATCAGCGCTGGTATCATAGGCGCTGGTGAAGTCCACATGGCTGCTGGTGGTGAATCAACCTCAGCCTTTCAGACTTATTGGAAGGATTGGTTTGATAACGACCGTTTTCACAACAGCACTAACGATGTTTTCACTGGCTACACTGCTCTAACAGCAGGCCAAAATGATGTGCTACTCGTTGGTCCTGGGGTTCACAATCTCACATCCGGTACCCTTGCTTGGAACAAGGCTGAGACTCATTTAGTTGGCGCAGGTGTTGCAAGAGGACCAGGCCAAGGACCAACAGCAGCGTTAAAACTCGCTGGCGACTTCACACCGATGATAAGTACCCTTTCCACTGGTACTAACATCTTTGCGAATTTGCTTATCGACCACGGAAAGGCTGCTTCTGCGAGTACCGCAAACTTGGTTTGTTTTCAAGTTAGCTCCGGCTCCACTGGTGGAGTGGTTCTGCGTGATTGTTGGATTAAATCACCCAATGATGCATCTATCGCAGCCGCAGAAGCCTTCCGTTGCATAGTGCTCCAAGGCGGTATGCTGCTCATAGAGCGTTGTATGGTCGGAGGACGGTCTAATGAGTGGACCGCGCCTTCTGGTGCCCATCCAGCATTCATTGACATTGACAAGAAGGGTCTTGGTCTCACGATTGTAGATTCACAATTTCTTGTTAGTTCCACCGTGAATACGCATCGGTTTATGATCTTCAAGTATTCTCCTTGGGGTGGTTCGTATTTCAACATCAAGAATACGCAGTTCATCAACGCTTCCTCGGGAGATTGGGAATACGCAATTCAGACTTCCGGTGGTGCCGATGAGATCGGCAACGGCAACATTAACGTTGTTTGTGATGCGAATACTTTCTTTGTGGGAGTTACTGACATCAGCGTCGCCGCGAATGAAGGTTTGATTATATTCGCCCCGGCTGCATTACCATCAACGGGTACTGGGTTGCTCCTTACAGGTATCGGACAGACATTCGACCACTCGTAGTCGGAGGTACCTTATGGCAATTGACCCGAATTACATTTGCCAACCGGCAATCAACGAGATTCAGGCCGAGCTTAGGATACGTGGTGAGGTTCACCTTGACCTACCGCAACTTCTCTTCATCTTCGGACTCGAAGACAAGGACGAAGACGGCATCAATCAGCAAAATCTTCAGGACTGCGCTGATTGGTTCGATGCTCAAACTTGGGTTTATCGTCTCGTGGTTGGTTGGTACAGGCGAACGGTGAGTATTTACGAACGATGGGCCTAAAATTCGAAGGACAATACTACAAAAAATCCCGAGACGCTGGCCCATACGTGCCCCCGCACATCCCGACGAAGAAGTACATCGAAAACTACGACTCCATCCGTTGGGACAAAGATGAACCGAAGGAGGATAAAGATGGCGAAGAAGAAGGGTCCAAAGACCCTTGAGGATGTCGAAACACAAAAGGCGGTGAAAGCCGCTATGGATAGTTACAATGTAGCCATCATCGGGGACGATGCCCGTCGTTCCCAGGAGTGCATGCAAAAGATACAGGAAGTACTCGCAAAGTACGAATGTGTGCTCGTCCCTCGATGTATGCTATCCCCACAAGGCGCAGAATTTATGATCGAAGCTATGCCTGCGCCGAAGAAACCTACAACCCCCTTACAGGG